TCAGGGCTTCATCTTTAGAACGAAGTTTCCATACTCCGGAACAAGTTTGAGATATTTAAACTTAAATATACATAATGAATTATCTTCTGTGGACATAGCAAAGGCTGTATCCGATATGCTGGATATATACCTGTAACGAGTATTTGTATTTTGAGTACATGGGGAGTCAGAGGAAACATAAAATGTTTCAGCACCATTTATTATATTCGCTGCTTTGAATGATGCGAATGTATATATAAATATAGGTGTGATAATGATAAAATAAACTAAAGGTCTTCTGAGGCTACCAAATTCAGAAAGGATTGTTTTGTTTTTTTTAATTAGAATAAATGAAACAAGAAGTGAAATCGCGAGTACTATTACTGTCGTTCTGAAATACCCTTCAGTGATATTATAAAGATATATCAAACTAACAATCCCAGCTAAGTAAGTTAAAATTACTGCGGCGAGGATGCATCGTCTTAACCATTGTGGTCGAGATGTATCGTTATAAATTTCGGTAAATTTTTCAGAAGGATCAAGGAATAATGTAGAGAAAAAGAAATAAGATATATACAAAATCAGTGGAATAGCTAAAACAAAAAGCACAGATGGAAGCAGGTCATAAGCTGAAACGAATTGCAATATATTTATATTGAATACACTCCAAAATGACCAAGAATAAAGAATTCCGTTTCCAATGGCGTATGTAGAGATAGTTGCCCAAGATGCAAAATTAAATTTTATATTCATTGCTTCCTCGCTAAAGGATTTAATGTTACAGCTTCTTCTAAATGATTTGGAGCAAAATGCGCGTAACGCATTGTCATTTTTATATCGGTATGACCCAAGATTTTTTGAAGAACCAGAATGTTTCCACCATTCATCATAAAATGGCTCGCAAAGGTATGACGTAAGACGTGTGTTAACTGACCCGAAGGAAGACCGATTTCCGCCCGTTCAAGTGCGTTCCTGAATGCGTAGTAGCAGGGGGTAAAGAGTGCTCCGTTCTTTTTGGGTAGCTCAGCAATTAAGGATGGATGTAAGGGGATAGTGCGGTTTCTTTTACCTTTTGTTTTAACGAATGTCACTTTTCCAGCCGATATTTGCGACTTCTTAAGAGTTTCCGCTTCGCTCCACCTCGCACCTGTAGCAAGGCAGATTTTAACGACCATCTCTAAATCTTTGGCTGAACTGTTACGACACTCTTGCAAAAGCTGATCGATTTGTTCACCTGTAAGATATGCCATCTCGCTTTCATCGGTACGAAAATGCCTGACATTTTCGAGGGGGTTTGGCGCTGACCATTCGCCCAGGCGTTTAAGCTCATTGAACACTGCTAAAAAATAAGCGAGCTCAAGATTCATTGTCCGTGGCGAAACTTTGCTGATTCGCTTTGTACGAGCGAAATGACCATCAAGCCGTTTAGCCCGGTACGCCGCAAAAAGCTGGGCACTAAACTCAGAAGCAAGGGGGGAGCCCATGCATTCAGCCGCCCAAAGCATAGATTTTTTGCGCTTCTCACCGTCACGAAGCGTGATGCCGTGCCGATCAAACCAGAGGTGAACCAAATCCGTCAGGCGTCGCTTATCTTCACCGTCTCCAAGCCAGGGTGAATCATCGATTTTCTGAAGCGTGTAATTTTCAAAAGCTAGCGCTTCGCCTTTAGTTGCAAACTTTTTGCGAACGCGCTTGCCTTCTTTACCGTTGCTTCGGTCAATGGTATAGAAATCAGCAATCCATTGACCGTTTGAAAGTTTTCTAACCGGCATAATTTTAAGGGTTAAGAATACGTTGTTTTTGTTGTTGGAACTCTTCCTCGGTCAAAATCCCTTCTTCCTTCATCTCCGCCAGCCTTTCAATTTTATCCATCACGTTATCAAAGGATGATGAGTTATTCGCTTGTTGAACGGAGCTTGCTTGTTGACTGGAGGCATAGAGATTTCTGGTCTCGTTCACTAAATTAGTGAAGGGAACCACTGCGTATTTAGGAACGTTTTTAATGGTGTAGTTTTGCCCTGTTGTTGAGATTGTTATTTCCCCAAGTACAAGACCAGTTTTCCCGCCAACACTAACAATATTTTCCAGATTTACATCCACCTGTTTCACGCCGTAAAACATTCCCTTATCCAGGAAAATCACCCTCTGATTTGTAAGAGTGATTAGCCATGTATTGCCATCCATTGAACCGCTAGCGATTGCTAGCGGGATTTCATTTGTTCCCAGAATTTGAGGAAGGTGAAAAAATTCTTTTTTTGTACCAAATGAAGTATCAGAAACGACGGCGGCAAGGCGTTTCATTTCTGCTTTGAGCTGATCTTTTGATGCTGTTTTGTAATCTAACATGCCTAATCCTTGAGCTATTTAATAGTTAATACAACACGTCCTATGATTTTTATATCATCAATAGAACAATCAAATGCTGCACCTACACCGCTAACCCGTACTTTTTTCACTGGAATGCGGGTGAGCAGTCTAATGCTAGTTTTCCCCTCAATTTCTACTAACCATTCATCGTCGTAAACCTCAGTGAAGCTTTGTTCAACGATGTACTGGCTCATGCCGTCCAGAATGCAAACAGCGTTTTGAGGGATTGGTTTACCTTGCACGAATAAGGCTTTATCAAGCATGAGCATGCCTGAGTCATAGAGTTGGCCATCCACGATTTTTGTTCGCGGCATTTTTAGAATATCTAACTCTTCATTATCAAACTTTTTGCCATTGCCGGTAGCCAACCATTCGAGCGTTACGCCCGTTTCTGCCATGCATTTAAGCATGATATCCGCTGGTAAGCCTCCGCGTTTATAGCGTGAGGAAAGAGAACTCGCAGCCATGTCTAAATGTTCCGCAAGCTGCATTTTTTGTGTGAAGCCATACGCTTCAATCACCCGATCCAGCACTGGCGCGCTGTCAGTATCTGGGTCAATACGAAATCTTGCCATCCAATCTCAAGGTAATTAGACATTATCTAAATGAAATTGACATTTAGAATTTATCTAATTAACCTAGCCTCTATGTTAGATAATGCCTCATATAAGCCGATATTGCCTTATCGGCCAAACAGGGAGTTTGCACTATGCGACCTAGTATTACAATTGTCATCCCGGAGCCTTATCTGCCTTTAGATGAGTACTGTCGCCGTACTGGAACCAATAAGGAAACCGCTAAGAACCTTATTGAATATGGAAAATTGCCTATCAAGCCTAAGGGTAAGCATAAGAAGGCACTGATAGAAATCAACATGGCAGCGCTAACCGTTCAAGCGTTAAGCGGATGTGATATTTCGCTTAATGCGTAAATCAGCGTATCAATTTGATTGAGGCGAATCATGTTTAATTTTCAGGTTTCCAAACATCCACACTATGACGAAGCGTGCCGGGCTTTCGCGCAGCGTCACAACATGGCGAAACTGGCTGAGCGCGCGGGGATGAATGTCCAGACTCTGCGCAATAAGCTCAACCCGGAGCAGCCTCACCACCTCACACCGCCGGAAATTTGGCTACTTACCGATCTTACAGAAGACTCGGCGCTGGTTGACGGCTTTCTGGCGATGCTTCACTGCTTACCCTGTGTACCGGTCAACGAACTGGCAAAAGATAAATTACAAACCTATGTCATGCGCGCTATGACTGAGCTTGGCGATCTGGCTGGCGGTGCTGTTTCCTCTGAACGTCTCACCCCGGCAAGGAAGCACAGTATGGTCGAGAGTGTGAATTCTGGTATACGCATGCTTTCGTTGACAGCTCTGGCACTACAAGCGCGCCTCCAGGCTAACCCGGCAATGTCCAGTGTCGTCGATACCGTCAGCGGTCTCGGCGCGTCATTTGGCCTGATGTGAGGTGAGGATGAATAACGAACCTTCATTCGCGTCTTTGCTCGTTAAGCAAAGCCCTGCCATGCATTACGGACACGGCTGGATTGTCGGCGAGAACGGTAAGCGCTGGCATCCGGTGCGCTCACAAACTCAGGCAAAGCCTGTTTCTTTCAAGGGGGCTGTATGGCTATCGAAGCTGTTTCCGCAACGGTTCCGCTGAGCACTGGCGCGCGCATGGCCGGCCTGAATCATATCGCCGAAATACGCGGGCGTTTCTGGGGTGATAGCTGGAAAGAGGTCGAGCAATTCGTCGCGAATATGCGCGATACACGCGACCCACAGCATGAAGACAACGAGCGCGCACTGGCCGCTATTTTCTTTCTGGCAAAAATACCGGCAGCTCGTCACGGGCTCAAATTAAATGAGCTGACTACTGACGAGAAAAAAGCGCTTATTTCAGCAATGAACCATTTTCGCGCAGTCGTGAGCTTATTTCCCAAACGGCTAACCATGCCGAATTAATACCAACAGAAATTTAATGGCGTAAACCCGCCGGGCATTTCTTTGCCCAAATTCAGGAGAAAGCAAAATGCAAAATATCGAAACCCGCAATTTTGAAGCTGATAACGATGTACTGGTCAGCTTGCTTAATAAAGCCAAAAACGAAGAGCGCCGAGACCGCGCTTTAGCCGTGTCTATCCGTCTTGAGGCGCTGGCTATCCATATCACTAAAAAAGGCCTGAGCGGTAAAGAAGCGGCGGAACTGCTGCGCCTTGAAGCCGTTCGCTACGAAAACGAATCTCAGGAGCTTCACTGATGGCCGACGCAATGGATCACATCCAACAGCGCGAGCAGGAAGAACGCGAGCGCCATATCAACAACGCACGCAGCCGTATAAGCGCGCCATCGCGTTTTATCTGCGAAGAGTGTGAAGCCCCAATCCCGGAAGCCCGTCGCATGGCGATTTATGGCGTAACGCTTTGCGTGACCTGTCAGCAAATGCTTGAACTCAAAAATAAGCATTACAGGGGGGCGATATGAGCACGACGCACCAACTCAGGATACGACCTGAACATTTTCGGGATGTTCTTCTAGGTATTAAAAAAGCGGAGTTTCGTCGCGCCGACCGTGATTTCGCGGTCGGGGATTCGCTCTATCTCAATGAATATGGCGAGTCCGAACATGATGCAAATCTTGTCGGGTTTACAGGTGCTTTTATTTTCGTGCGGATTACCCATATCACTGATGTCAGCGAATGGGCGCCGGGATATGTGATGTTAAGCATTGAGCGCCGCCAGGCCAGCGCAACATGACGGTAAACGTAACCTATGCCTGGCCGTGGAACTCACCACGGTCAGCCATCGCCAGCCCTTATCTGACCTACGCCGAACAGCATCGCCGCGATCATATGATTGCGGCGTTGCTGCATGCGCGTAAGGCGTTATCGCTTCAGCCTGAATGCGTCCGTTATGACGTGTACCGCACCGCCGCCACTCTGGAACAACATCACGACAGCCAGCGAGCCAATGCCTTTTTAATCAGCTTCTGCAAAAAAGCATTGCCGCGCCTTGAGCTGGTCGCAAAAAAATATAAGTCCACCGGCATTAATCACGATGTATCTGCCGCCATTTTTAACGGCCATTTTGATACCGGCGTGTTGCAATATCTGGCCTCACGCCTGGTGAATATGGTGGCGCGGTTTAACCGGCTCCCGGATATGTCGAAAGCTGACATTGACCTCCTTGCCGCCGACATCGCGAATTTTATTCGTGGTGAGCTGGCGAATCATGACGATTCCGATGCCGGAGAACTCAAGACGCTTTATCGCTGGTACATGCGCGCCGGTATGATTTCGATGCAGTTCAACGTCACTCCGCCGCACTGGGAGCGCGTTACAGGCAAATATGTCGGCCAGGACGAGATCGCACCGGCAGTGATGCGCATGTTTAATGAAACATGGTGGCGTGGTCGCTTGCGCTGTGTCGCATCTGCCTGGCGCGAACATCTGCAAATTGCCGTTGGCAACGTCAGCAAGAAAAAACACGCCTATGCCAGCAAATCATGCGTGACAGACTGGCGTGAGCAAAAGCGCCGAACCCGCGAATTTCTGAAAGGTCTGGAGCTGGAAGACGAAGACGGCAACCGCATTAGTCTCATTGAAAAATACGACGGGTCGGTTGCTAATCCGGCCATTCGCCGCTGCGAGCTGATGACCCGCATTCGTGGGTTCGAAAATATCTGTAATGAGCTTGGTTATGTCGGTGAATTTTATACGCTGACCGCACCGTCGAAATATCACGCCACAACTAAAGCGGGCTACCGTAATCACAAATGGAACGGTGCGAGCCCGTCCGATACGCAGAATTATTTAACCTCTCTCTGGGCGCGCATCCGCGCCAAACTTCACCGCGAAGAAATCCGTATTTTTGGCATCCGCGTCGCTGAGCCACATCACGATGCAACGCCGCACTGGCACATGTTGATGTTTATGCTGCCGGAAGATGTCGAGCGCGTTCGCAAGGTTATTCGTGATTATGCGTGGCAAGAAGATGAGAACGAGCTCAGCAGCGATAAAGCCAGAAAAGCCCGTTTTCACGCCGAGGCTATCGACGCGGAGAAAGGGAGCGCAACGGGGTACGTTGCTAAATACATTTCCAAGAATATTGACGGCTATGCGCTTGATGGTGAGAAAGATGACGAAAGCGGCGAATTATTGAAAGAGACTGCTCCCGCTGTTTCAGCCTGGGCTGCTCGCTGGCATATCCGGCAATTTCAGTTTATCGGTGGCGCGCCGGTAACGGTCTACCGCGAATTGCGTCGACTGGCTGACACCGAAACCGCCCACGGTCTTAGCGTGGAATTTGCTGCCGTACACGATGCCGCTGACGCCGGTGATTGGGCGGGCTATGTCAACGCGCAGGGCGGCGCGTTTGTCCGTCGTGATGATTTGCAGGTACGCACGCTCTATGAGTCTCGCGCTGAGTTCAACCAGTACGGCGAGGAGACTGTCTGCATTCGTGGCGTGTACGACGCTACAGTCGGCACAGGTTCACCGATTCTGACCCGCCTCACTCAGTGGAAGATTGTCCCGAAACGCGCCTTTGATCTGGCCGTTGACCTTAAGGGCGCGACCGCGCCCTCTCGGAGTTCTGTCAATAACTGTACGGGGAGCGAGAGCGATCCACCGGAGCTGGATTTATCAAAACCACTTAATCGATATCAGCGACGGCAGCTAACGAACCGGTTAAGGGATAAAAAGTCGACCGAGCGCCGCAATTTTATCCACGGAACGGACGAGCAAAATGCAGCTATAGCGAAAACTATCGATAAGATACATCTGACAACCGGCATCACCATCTGCCGGGGCGAAGCCCTGCACTTGATGGAGGGTGGTAAGAGTTGTTTTGATGGCAAATGGTTACGCGGAACGGCGAAAGGAGAACTATATGCTGCGGCTCCTTCATACCAGAAAAAAGCCAGAGAAATCCTTGATCGTGTAGCGATATTGCGAATAAAGGCTAAAGTCACAGGGCATTAATATCCATCGATATCATGCACATACATGGTAGACATTTTTTATTTTTTCTTCCCAATTCTTATCATTACATGATACTGTATGTTTATACAGTGTTCTCGTGAGGAGGTGATGTGAACAGAGGACTAAGCGAATTAGTGATGCTTGAACGGGTTGAGCTTATAGCTCGACTGGCGACTGAAGGCGCAAGCCAAGAAAAAGACAGGGAAATTGCTTTAGGATTAATTGCTGAGATTGCTAAAGAGAATCTAATTAAAAATCATGGGTTTTCAGTAGCTTTTTCCACATCTCCGATTTTGAACACTGAATGGTGGAAAAATAAATGAGGCTATAATATGTTAAATCAGGCTCTTACGCGGCATTTCAGCGCATTTTTCCATTCAAAAGTTAAAAAACATTTTGGCTCTAACAGTCTGATGTTGAGCTATGGGCATACGATCAAAGTCAATTTAATCGATGCCTATTTTTTGCGCGGTTATATTTACTCCATAAAGAACAAGAGGTTATACTGGAGGAAAATTTTTTCAACGGACTTGGAAATGCACATTGACCCTCATAGCGACCCCAAAGCATGGGAATCGTTCTTTAAGAGCATTATTTGGCTACATTATAAGCCCGCGAATTGCTGTGACTTGCCTGATTCACATGGCGGAGATTTTGGCCTTGAATGCTATACTTTAGATGGGCATGTTTTTCAGTGTTATTTGCCGGAACAGTCGAGTGATATTGATAAACTTTATAAAGCACAGCGAAGTAAAATTTATAATGATATCCAAAAATTCTCTATAGATAATGTAAAAGAGTTAGAGAAACTATTTGGAACATTAAAAATAAGTCGCTGGGTTTTAGCGACTCCTTATAATAAATCTGCAAAGTTAAGCCTATACTGTACAAAAAAATCTCTCGAGGTTCGTCAGTTAGGTCTGCCGTATGTGGCTGACGATTTTCAAATTATTGTTCAAACTGAGGAAAACTATTCTCAAGAAGCTTTTCTGCTTCGTAGAGACTCATACCAATTAAGTCTAAATTTAGATGACACAACCGTTGATGGAGCAATTGAGTTTATCAGCAGTAATAGTTCTTTTCTCGAAAAGTTGAATTTAAAATTACCTAAGATCCAAGATTCCATTTCAAGACAAGAGCAAATGAGAAACTTTCTAATTCAAAAATACCTTGATTATCAGAATCTATTAGACACGCTAAAGCAAAACTGGGTTGATATTTACGAGATTGTTTATAAATGTATTCAGCAGAGAGAAGATAATTTGGTTGGGATTTTTATGCTTGCTCCATCTAATGCCCAGCCATCAGGAATAATGAAAGATCAAATTGAAACTTTAAAAAAATGTATTGAAGATGAAGTTCCAACATTTAAACAAGCGGATCTCGAGAAAATTACATGGGGTGTTATTTCAGACTGGTTGATACGATGCCCATTAGACTTTTAAGGTGGAAAAAGATATGCATATAACCATAGAAGAAATAGTTGGGAAACCGTTCACCTTTACTAAAAGGCCTGAACACTTACCTTGTGATATGAGGCCGTTGTGGCGTTGTAGTTTAATTTTATTGATACTTTCTATACTTGGTCGTTCTGGCTGCTGCTCGTTAAAAAAAATGCATGTTGTTAATTGGGTTTTGAAGTCAGATCAAAATATAGCCAGCCTTGAGTTTTGGATTTTAAACAAGGAAAGTCTTAAACCTGAGGTTCGCATGGATCCTACACTCGATCGCGCCCTTGAGTTAATGTTGGCCGAAGGATTTATAATTAGAGATAATGACAAATATAAAATAGTTGAAAAGGGCGAACTATGTGCAGCTAACTTAATAGCACTTGATGTATTCAAGGATGAATCTTTTAAACTCCATAAGCTTAAAAAAGGATTGTCCGAAACTAATATTAATAAAATATTCCAGGTAGGATAATATGTCATTAGAAATTGTTTCGTTGGATATTGTTGTAAATACTACTGATGGCCGATACGGAGTTACTATTCCATTTTCTAAAGGCTTGTTTTTATTGCGCATGGAAAATTCACATGGTAAATCAACATGTATGAATGCAATAGCATATGCGCTAGGCATGGAGAAAGCATTGGGAATGGGGGGAGCCAAAATTCCGTTTCCTCCATCTCTAACAAAGGTGTTAACGACAATTGATGGTCGAGAAATAAATGTCATCTCATCTTTTGTTATTTTACAAATAAAAAATAGCAATGGTGTGACTGCATCTTTGAAGAGAAATATTGTTGGGTTTGAAAGTGACAATATTATTTATATCGATGAAACTCATTCTAATGGAAAAGAAAAAAGAGGTTCTTACTTTCTTCATCGAGAAGGTGATACTGACAGAGATATGGGGTTTTATAAATGGCTAACTGTCTTTTTAGGTTGGGATTTACCTCTGGTTCCCAATCACAACGGTAAAGAGACTCCTCTTTACCCATCAGTATTATTCTCCTCATGGTTTGTTGAACAAAAGAAAGGTTGGTCATCGATAATGGCCACAATACCAACTCAATTTGGTATTAAAGAAGTTAAAAAAAGATCACTTGAATTTTTAATGGCTCTTGATGTTAATGAAAATATACTTAAGAGAAGCGCTATAAAAAATAGTATTGATGAAATCATTTATCAATGGAAAATCATTAAACGAAATGCAGAAACAATTGCTTCAAAAGTTTCATCAGTTGTGACAGGTATTCCAGAACAACCTGAAGTGAAGTTTGATCATTATAAAATAGATCTGGTTATAAAAGAAAACGATCATATTAAATCATTAACAGACCTACGGGCTGTTTATGCTAGCGAACTGAAAGCGATGAATGCTCAAAATTTTGAGCAGGTTGATGATGCTGAATTGCAGTTAAATGTTGTTAACTCAATAAGTTCAAAAGTTGATGAGATTCATCGTTTAGAACTAACTTTGCAGGAAATCAGTGACCATAAGAGCTATATAAATTATCAGATATTTTCAACAAATAAAAGGTTGGCAAACCTTTTGGACGATAAAAGAAAATATGAGGATTTGAAGAAAATTTCAGATTCTAGTGTTTATGAATCCACTAAATTACTAAGTAATGAATGCCCAACTTGCGGCGCTCAATATAATGATAATCTCTTAGATTTTTCATCGCAAGAGAATCTTATGACATATGAAAGTAGCTTGAGCTTTATTAAAGAGCAGATAAAGGCTTTTGACTTTGTTTTGTTAGATTGTAGCAATCAGTTGAAGTTTAAAGAAGCTGAACAAAGTAAAATTGAATCGGCAATAGCTGCTTTAAAAGTTGAGATTAACAAACTTAAAAAAACTGATTATCCTTCTCTTGCTCTTCAAGAAGAGTATCTACGTCATAAAATTAATCTGGAGAATGGCATTGATGAAATTGATGAAGCGGTTAGGGATATAACCAATATTCGTCTTGAATTGGATGAATTACACAAGAAATTTAAAAAGCTAATGGCTGATAAGAAATCATTGCCACAAAGGATACTATCAAAAAATGATGTGTCAAAATTACATCTCTTGAATTCTGGCCTCGTCGGGAGGTTAAAGAAATATAAATTCGATAGTTTTGATGCGGAACTTGTTGAGATATCTGAAGATAATTACCTGCCAACGAGGGAGGGCTATGATATTGGATTCGATACATCTGCTAGTGATGGTATCAGAATAATTTGGGGATATTTGATTAGCTTGTTCACTGTTGGTCAACACTTTGCTACTAATCACCCCGGAGTTCTCATTTTCGATGAGCCGAGACAGCAAGAAGCAAAAAAGGTCAGTTTTGCTGAGTTGCTCAGAGATGCAGCAGAAACTACAAAAGTCAGTGGACAGATTATCTTTGCCACGTCTGAAGATGAGAATGTCTTAGTTGAAGCTTTAAATGGCTATGAATATACAATTGTATCCTTTAATGAAATTGACGGAAAAGTGATAAGGAAGTTGTAATTTTACTTTGCATCTTTACGCATTATTTCGCGTTTAATTTTTAAGTATGTTTTCCCGGTCAGCCCCACAGCGGAGGCGGGCTGGGAAGGGTCATGCAACTGCATTAAAACCGACCCATAAAGCGGGCAGGCGAGGCGGGGAAAGCACTGCGCGCCGGGGGCGTTATTTATTTTTATTTTCCAGCCCGTCAGCGAGGCGGCGTTGCCATTCAATGGCTGATGATGAGCAAGGGGAGCGGGAGAATAATGCGCGCCGTGTGCGGGCGCTGGCGAGGTCTGGTGAGGGGCATTAAAAAGCCGCCCTGCGGCGGCAGTGGTGGGCTATTCGTTGTCGGGTTCGAGTGTGTATTTCTGAAACCTGATGATCTCCTCGCCCGCCCATTCGTTGAGCTCCAGGAATCGCGATTGCAGCGGTATCAGTTCGTTGCGTACAAAGACCTTTGCAACCTTCTCAACGTCCCCGATTGAGCCAGCATTCTCTGGTTTGCCGCCCATCAACTGGAACGGGATGCGGTGCGCGTCAAGCAGGTCGCCCGCGCTCACTTTCTTGATATTAAAAAAATCATCCTTTGTGGCGACTTCACTCAGTGGCACGATTTTAATGCCGTCGGCTTTTCCGTTCGGCGCGTAGAAAAACAGGTTCTTAAAATTACCGAGCCCTTTCGAATCCCGCATCGCCTTGCGCAGCGCCTCGACGTCAGTGCTGCTTTGCGCGGCATCCGTGACGTACATGATGTAACCCGCGTGCGCGCCGTTCTGGTAATACTTGCGGCGGAACAGCGTCGCCGACTCATTCAGCCAGGCCGAATTAAGCGCGCTGAGATATTCCGGCATCCCGTAAATCTCCTGGTTAATATCGGGCTCCAGCAGGTGGAACACGGAACCGGGCGCAAACGGATGCGGTTTCGTGAAGTTCTGAATATACCAGTAGGTATCCTCCTCCACGCCGCGCCGGGTGTATTTTGCCGGTGAGGTTTCATATTTAACCGGCTTGTCGGTGTAGCTCCGCCGCTCCTCAATAAAGGCGTTACCGAACACCATATAATCAAGCGCAAAGCGGCTGAAATCCTGACGTGATAACAGCGGGTGCGGGATATACGTCGACACCAGAATATTACGTTTAACGTACACCGGCGAGCTGTGGTGAACGGCGGCGCGCATGCTTTTCGCCAGGCCGGAAAAACTTATCGGTGGCTCGTACCACTGGCCGTTATGGACACATTCGACATAATCGAGAATTTCGCGCCTGTCGAGCACCGGCACCGGCTCGCCGAAGGTAAACGCCTCCATGCTCTGTGCGGGCGCGGCGGTGTGCTGGCGCGGTTTCGGTGTGTATTTTTGCTTTTTATTTTTGCTCATCAGTTGAAGTCCAGAATGGAAGATGACGACTGGCCGGTCGCGGCGGTTAGCGGTTCGTTAATCAGTACGTGCATGGTCGCCCAGGCTAAATCCGCGTGGCTGGCTTCCTCGGTGCGGCTGGCCTCATAAGTGGCGCTGCGCCCGCTGCTGGTCATGGTTTTACGGATGGACATAAACGACTGCGTGATATCTGTGGCGCTGACGTCATATTCGAGACAACCGCGCGTGATGGTGTCTTTTGCCTTGAGCACCATTGCGGTTTTCATTTCCGGCGTGTAGCGGATGTCACGCGCTGCCGGGTAAAACGAGCGCACAAGCTGGAACACGCCCTGACCGAGCCCGGTTGAGTCGATGCCGATGTATTCCACGTTGTATTTTTGCGTGAGCTCGCGAATGGATTCGGCCTGTGTGGCGAAGTCCATCCCTTTCCACTGGTGGCGCTCCAGAATGCGGAATTTGCCCCCGGCAACCACCGGCGGCGCGATGACCACGCACCCGGCGCTGTCGCCACGGTGTGACGGGTCGTAACCAATCCACACCACGCGATGCCCGAATGGCCGGTCGGCGAATGGCTGAAAATCCGTCCATTCCTCCATGCTGTCGACCATGCAGCGTTGCAGCTCCTCGAACGGAAACACCGATGCCTTGTCATCGACAAACTCGCACATAAACAGGTTACGGAAGTCATCCGCGCTGTTTTCCCGCCGCAGTGCATCCAGGTCAAACAGGGTACAGCCCCCGGCGAGCGCGTCCTCGATGGTGACAATCTGCCGCCACTGACCATCTGCGCACGCCACGCCGCGCGCTAACGCCGCGTGACTGATATCGATATCAACCCGCTCGCTGGCACTGGCGCGCCCCCGGTTAAACAGGTCGCCCGACCAGAACGGATACGCACCGTGACCGAGTGAGGAAGGTGTCGAAAAATAGGTCGTGCGCAGGTGTTTTTGCGACGCCATGCCGGACGCCACTTTGCGCAGTTTCTGGAAGTTGGGGATCCAGAAAATTTCATCGACATACAGGTCGCCGTTATGGCTCTGCGCGGTGTTTGAGTTGGTGCCGAGAAATAACAGCTCCGCGCCGTTATTGCCTATCACAATCGGGTCGCCTGACAGGTCAACATCGACAAGGCGCGCAAAGGCGATGATGTATTTTCGGAACACATAAGCCTGTGTTTTCGATGCAGATAAAAATATCTGGTTCTGGCCGGTTTGCAGGGCGCGTAACAGCGCCTCGCGGGCAAAATAAAACGTCGCGCCAATCTGGCGGGATTTGAGTATGTGCCTGATGCGGTGCTCCAGCCCGGCCTTGTGCCAGCCGAGCTGATAATCGAAAGACTGGTCTAAGAAAATCTCTTCCAGTTTTTCGATGGCTTCCTCGCTGAAATAATTCTTTTTCGGCTTCCTGCGCTCTCCCTTGTTGCGGTTCGCCACGTTCGGATTCAGGTCGGCCTCGTTGCCGGTCTGGCCGTAACGGTTGATGCGCGCAAAGCGCTCCATCTGGCGCGCCAGAAAATCAGCAACCTTGAAATCGTGCGCGGTCAGCTCCGGTTTGGCATAGAGCTGGATTAACCGCGCCTCCAGTGTATTTCCCACCCGGTCTAACGGGGCGGTGTCGTCCCATCCGTCGCGCTGTTTCCAGCTCTGCACCGTCGGGCGTTTGGTCTGCAACATTTCCGCGATTTGCGGCACGGAAAACCCCTGCCAGTACAACAGCGCCGCCTGTCGTCGCGGGTCGTTTAAAAGTGTGGTGTCGGTGGTGATGGTCATGCCTGCCTCGCCGTCATGGATACAGGGCAAGGCTACTCAAGCGCGACCGGCGATTCGCTAAGGCGCTGATGTGCAGGGGGCAAGCCATCCGTGACTGATGGCGAACCAGCGGACGAGCCTGGAAACTAGCCCCCGAAATCAACGTGACTCCTTCACACACAATCAGGACTGCTGACGATGGCAAAAAAAGTCTCAAAATTCTTTCGTATCGGCGTCGAGGGTGACACCTGCGACGGGCGCATTATCAGCGCGGCCGATATTCAGGAAATGGCCGATTCATTCGACCCGCGTGTCTACGGCTGCCGCATCAACCTTGAACACCTGCGCGGCCTGCTGCCTGACGGCGTTTTTGCCCGTTACGGGGATGTGGTTGAGCTGAAAGCGGAGAAAATCGAGGACGATTCCGCGCTTAACGGCAAGCTGGCGCTGTTCGGCAAAATTGCCCCGCTCGACACGCTGGTCGATATGGTGGCGAAAGGCCAGAAAGTTTATACCTCAATGGAAATTCAGCCGAATTTCGCCAACAGCGGCAAATGCTATCTGGTTGGCCTCGCCGTTACCGATGACCCGGCAAGCCTCGGCACCGAATATCTGGAATTCTGCCGCACTGCAAAACACAACCCGCTCCAGCGCTTCAAGTCCAGCCCGGAAAATCTGTTCTCTGTTGCCACCCTGGCCGAGCTGGAATTCGAGGACGCGCCCGAAACTCTGCTGAACAAGCTGACCGACTCGGTGAAAGCCATTTTCAGCCGCCGCCAGTCCTCCGACGATGCCCGTTTTAATGACGTCCACGAAGCCGTGACCACGATTGCGGAGCGCGTCCAGACCAGCCAGGACAACGCCGAAACGCGTTTCGCCTCGCTGGAGACCGAGCTCACCGCGCTTAAGAAAAGCGTGGCTGATGAGGCGAGCAAAACCACTGAGCAATTCAGTGCGATCACCGCCACCCTGGACAAAACGCCGGGTAACACGCAGCCGCGCCGGAAACTGAGCACCGGCGGCGACGGTGCGACCGCCGCGCTGACCGACTGCTAACCGGCCTCCCTCTTTCATCACAGGAAAAAAGAAATAATGCGTAAAGAAACCCGCTTTAAATTTAATGCCTACCTGACCCGTCTCGCTGAGCTGAACGGCGTCGGCGTGGAAGACCTGAGCAAGAAATTCAGCGTTGAGCCGTCAGTGACGCAGACGCTGTTTGACAAGATTCAGCAGTCCTCTTCGTTCCTGCAAAAAATCAACATGGTGGTGGTCGGCGAGCTGACCGAGGAGAAAATCGGCATCGACGTCAACGGCACGATTGCCAGTACCGCCGACACGTCGAACGGCGTGGAGCGCAAGACCGCCGATTTTTCGAAAATGGACGCTTACCGCTATTTCTGTCAGCCGGTGAACTTCGATTTTCACATGAAGTACAACAAGCTCGATTTGTGGGCGCGTTTCCAGGACTTTCAGACCCGTATCCGCGACGCGATCGTCAAGCGCCAGGCGCTGGACTACATCACCATCGGCTTTAACGGCGTAAGCCGTGCGCCAACCTCAGACCGCCAGAAAAACCCGCTGTTGCAGGATGTGGCCACCGGCTGGTTGCAGAAGTACCGCAACGATGCACCGGCTCGCGTCATGGATAAGGTCGTCGATGACACCGGGGCTGTCATTTCCACGACCATCAAGGTCGGCAAGAAAGGGCATTACAAAAACCTCGACGCACTGGTGATGGATGCGCACGAGACGCTGATTGCTGAAATCCACCGCGAAAACCCGGAAATGGTGGTAGTTTGCGGGCGTCGCATCCTGACCGACAAATATTTCCCGATGATCAACAAATTTCAGCCGAACACCGAGCAACTGGCCGGGGAGCTGATTATCAGCCAGAAAACCATCGGCCAGTTACAGGCGGTGCGCGCGCCGTTCTTCCCGGCCAACAGCATTCTGATCACCACGCTGGATAACCTCTCGATTTATCTGTACGAGGACGGCCACCGCCGCCACATCATCGAGAATCCGAAGCTCGACCAGGTGGAAAACTACGAGCAGGTGAAAGTCGACTTTGTGATTGAAGACTACGAAGCCGGTTGCCTGATTGAAAACATCGAAATCCTTGAGCCGGAAGAAGAGGTAACCCCGGAAGGCACCACCGCCACCGTGTTTGCGGCGGCAATCGTCGACGCCATGAAAACCCTGATGGCTGATAACGCCGCACCTGCTGGCGGGTCGGAAACTTCCACCACCGGCGAAGGAGCGTAACCGATGGCGAGCCCCGCACAGCGTCATGCGATGCGGGTCTCGGCCATGCTGGCCGCGCAGCGGGAGAACGCCCCGCTGCGCCATGCCACCGCTTACGAGCAGATGCTCGTTAAGCTGGCCGCAGACCGCCGGACGCTGAAAGAAATCCATTCGAAAGAGCGTAAAGCTGACAAAAAGCGCGAGCTGCTGCCGTTTTATCTGCCGTGGGTCACGGGCGTGCTGGAGAACGGCACCGGCGCGCAGGATGCCATTTTAATGACGGTCATGCTGTGGCGTCTCGATGCCGGTGACATTTCCGGCGCGCTGGAAATCGCCCGCTATGCGCTGCGCTACAACCTGTCGATGCCGGAAAATCATGCGCGCACCGTGCCTTACATGCTGGCCGAAGAGGTGGCGCTCGCTGCCCTGCGCGCCCGCGATGCCGGTCAGCCGGTCAGTGCGGCCATCCTTCTCGACATCATCAGTATGACCGCGAAAGCCGACATGCCCGATGAAGTGCGCGCCCGGCTGCACAAGGTCACCGGTCTGACACTGCGCGATGCCGGTCAGCTCGCTGACGCCATGACCCATCTGCAACGCGCGATCCAGCTCGACCGCAACGCCGGAGTACGTAAGGACATCGAGCGGCTCACGCGCGAGCTGAATCCAAAACCTGTTGTCGCAAAACCCGCGCCGAAAGCGCCCGCGAAAGCGGCGACACAGAAAAAAACAGCCACACCGGCGAAACGCGGGCGGGGACGCCCCCGCAAAAACGCCGGTTAACAGAATGCGCCCCGCGCCAGGGCGGCACGCCGGTCAAAGTGGGAGTTTCACCTTATCTGCGACCGGCGTCCACCGCCCGCCTTTTCAGAGGTAGTCATGATGACGCTGATTATTAATAAAACCGATGCACCGCCGGATAACACGGTGGTCATCCCGCCGCCCGCTGGCGACGAGCCGGTGATTAAAAATACGTTTTTCTTTCCCGATATCGAGCCGAAGCGTGTGCGCGAGCTGATGCGCCTTGAGCAGACTATCGCCCCGGCGCGGTTGCGCCATGCCATCAAAACCGGCATTGCCGAGACGAATGCGGAGCTTTTTGAATACCGCGAAAGCCAGATTAAGGCGGGCTTTGCGCGCCTGGCTGATGTGCCATCGGATGATATCGACGGCGAGAGCACGCGGGTTTTTCATTACCAGCGCGCCGTGTGTGCAATGGCAACCGCCACCCTGTATGAGCGTTATCGCGGCGTGGATGCAAGCGCGAAAGGCGATAAAAAAGCCGACAGCATCGATACCACGATTGATGAGCTGTGGCGGGACATGCGCTGGTCAGTGGCGCGTATTCAGGACAAACCGCGCTGCATCGTGGGGCAAATCTGATGAAGGTCATCGCGCACCAGGGTGACACGCTCGATGTCATCTGCGCCCGCCATTACGGGTGTACTGAGGGGGTATTCGAGGCGGTGCTCGCTGCCAATCCGGGGCTGGCCGAACTTGGTGCGGTACTGCCTTACGGCACGGCGATTGAGCTGCCGGAGATTCAGGCCGCGCCCGTACAGGAAACGGTGAATTTATGGGACTGAGTATGGAAAAAATCACCTCCTCGCTCGCCTACTGGATAAGCGTCGCGCTGACCTTCTTTGGTGCCATGACGCCGCAGGATTTTGCCGCGTATTTCGGCGCGCTGGGCGTCGTGGCGACCGTCGGGGTGAACTGGTATTACCGGCGCAAAAGCTATGCGCTGTTAGCGCTACAGCTCGGACAGAACGCCCTGAGCAGTAAGGAGATTAACAATGTCATCAATCGTTAAGCGTTGCAGTGTGGTCGCGGTGCTGGCACTGGCGGCACTGTTGCCTGATTTTCGTTTACTCCGTACCTCCCCGGACGGGCTCGCCCTGCTGGCAGACCTTGAGGGGTGCCGTCTGCGTCCCTACCAGTGCAGCGCGGGGGTATGGACATCAGGCATCGGCCACACTGCCGGGGTCGCGCCGAAACGCGATATCACGGAGCGTGAAGCGGCAAAAAATCTTGTCGCTGACGTGCTGAATACGGAGCGCCGTCTTGCGGTCTGTGCGCCGGTCGACATGCCGCCGCAGGTTTACGACGCCGTGGTCAGTTTCGCCTTTAACGTCGGCACCGGCGCGGCGTGTAAGTCGACGCTGGTCTATTTCCTGAACCAGAAAAAGTGGCAACAGGCATGTGACCAGCTCCCGCGCTGGGTCTATATCGATGGCGTCAGAAATACCGGGCTGGAAAACCGCCGCAAGCGCGAGCGGGATTACTGCCTTAAGGGGGCAGAATGAAAACGCTAATCGTGTTGCTGATTCTGACCGTCGTCGGCCTGCTGTGGCTGCGCCATGAAAACGGCACTCTTCGCGAGTCTTTTGATAAAGCCAGCCGCGTCGCCAGCGAGCAGAAAACGACGATTGGCATGCTGAAAAACCAGCTCATTGTTGCCAGTGACCGTGCAGATAAAAACGAACGGGCGCAGGTGGATTTACGCCAGAAACTGAATGCCGCCGGTGAGCGCGAAGCCCGGCGGGAACAGACCATAACGAGGTTGCTCAATGAAAACGAAGCCTTTCGCCGCTGGTACAGCGCTGATTTGCCTGATGCTGTGCGCCGGTTGCACAAGCGCGCCGCCTGCGCCAGCGCCGGTGATTGTTTACAACGGCTGCCCGAAGGTGAGCCTTTGCCCGATGCCGGGAAGTGATCCACACACTAACGGCGATTTAAGCGCGGATATCCGCAACCTTGAGCGGGCGTTAGAAAGCTGCGCGCTTCAGGTCGAAACCGTCAAACAATGCCAGGATGATATCGATGCTCAAACCCGACAGTCTGCGAAAAGCCCTGACTAATGCCGCGCCGGTGCTGGCAGCTAACCCCGATATGCTGCGCCTGTATGTGGACAGCGGCAATATTGCCGCCACGCTGGCGACCTCGCTGTCGTTTGAAAAACAGTACACACTGAATGTGGTGGTGACCGATTTTACCGGCGATTTTGATTTGATCCTCGTGCCGGTGCTGGCCTGGCTGCGTGAGCATCAGCCCGATATTCTCAGCACCGACACCGGGCGGAAAAAAGGCTTTATTTTCGAGGCCGATATCAACAACGACAGCAGTTTCGATATCAGTATCAGCCTGTTACTCACCGAGCGAACGCTCGTTGAGGAAGTCGGCGCGGCGCTGCATGTGCGGTGCATCCCGGAACCGCCACTACCGGAGCCGGTGACGCGCCCGGATAAGTTTTATATCAATGGTGAACTGGTGAGTCAGTGGAATGGATGAGTTTAAGCCCTTCGACGATAAGCTCGCGGGGCTGCTTGCTGCCCTTTCGCCCGCTGGCCGTCGGCGTCTGACTGTCGATATTGCGAAGAAGCTGCGCCAGCGCCAGCAACAGCGGATTAAATCGCAAAAAGCCCCTGACGGGACGGCATATACCCCGCGCAAACGCCAGCCACTGCGGGCAAAGAAAGGCCGGATTAAGCGGGAGATGTTCGCGAAGCTGCGCACTAATCGCTATATGAAAGCCAGCGGTAATGACAGCGCGGCAGTGGTGGAGTTTACCGGGAAGGTGCAGCGCATCGCGCGTGTACATCAGTATGGATTAAGAGAAAAACAATCACCTTACAAACATATTATAAAATATGAATCAAGGGTCTTGCTAGGATACGCTTCTGATGAGAAAAAGATGATAATCGATGAGCTATCACATCTTTTATCGTTGTTGTAAAAAGAGCCTCTTGTTAGAGGCTAAAATATTCTGTTGAACTTCTTTCTTCTGGCGTTTAATGTGTCTTCGTTATTTTTTAACAACGCTCTCTTTTTTGATGTGAATTCAACAGTGCTACTAATATCGGTATTGCTTGTTTTGTAGTTATTTACTCTAAACTCACCAGTGTGCGTTTTTATAGAGTGAATAATAACGTCACCGGTCTTTGTTGTGAATAATTTAACACCCTCTTCATGGAGTAGGTTTCTAATTTCTTGTCTAGGATGTTGATATTGATTTCCATAATTTGAGCCTACAACTGCTACTAATGGTTTTATCTTCTTGATGAAGGCTGATGTTGTAAATCCATTGTCGGCTCCATGATGGGCCATAATCATTACATCCACCTCATTTCTGATGATGTTCATTTCTCTTAGATAAGATGCAATGTTTTCATCCTCAACATCACCCAGACTCAACACATTAAACGACCCCGTTCTAAAAAATTTTATTGTCGATTTATTGTTTGCATTGTCAGTATTGGTGTCTAATGGGTTGTATAAAATGTCATTGTATTTTAGTGAGCTAGCTTTACCTAAGGAGGAAATGTAATTTGGAGATATAGAAATTACTTTTACATTTTTGTTTGCTTGTGATTTTTTTCTTTTGTAGCTTTTTATAAGTTCTAAACAGTCAATACCGTTTTCAGTATGAGGCTCATATCCCGGATATTCTATTTTTTGTGGTTTAAGTGATAAGAGTATTTCATCTAGTTCAGAGTATTTGCAATGATCCTTGTCCCAAGACGTAATATGTAGGCAATCGATTTTCGTTACGGCACAATGTCCCATTTCCTCGTAGACACTTTGTCTGTTGATGTCATTAAGACGAGCCTCGATTAAAGTGAAATGTTTTCCATCAAAATATGAGTAAGACCCCCCTGTTTCACCTAACATAAAGGATCTAAAGCGGGTTTGTTTAACTTCTGCTGCCATTATTCATCTCGGTAATTGTCGGTAGCCATGTCAATAGGATATAGTTTAGAAAGAACTATAATCAATTGATTTAGATCAAAAAAGGAATTTTTTATGAGATTTCGTCAGAAAAAAATCGCATTATGTTTATCGGGTGGTGGAACCAGGGCGATAGCTTTTCACTCTGGTATGTTGAAATGCCTTGCTGAATCAAAAGGTTTTGAAAACATCGACAAAATTTCCACTGTGTCCGGGGGGAGTCTTCTTATTGGTTTGATATTTAAATTAAATAATTACAAGTGGCCAACCTCAAAAGAATATAATGAAAGTATCTATTATCTTTTAAGAGAACATTTATGTAGAAATAGTTTGATAATGCAATCTTTAAGGCAATTAATAAATCCAATGAACTGGGGCTATTTACTTTCAAGGGCAAATTTGGTCTCACTTGCTTTGCAAAAGGAATGGGGTGTAAATGCAACTTTATCACAGTTGCCTGAAAAGCCAGAGTGGTCAATAAACGGCACTACAGCAGAGAATGGTAAAAGGTTTCGATTCAAGAGAGATAGTATTGGTGATTATCTTACTGGTTACGCTTCTGCTGGTGACTTTTTATTAGCTGATGCATTGTCCGTCTCTGCTGCTTTCCCTGGAGGTATTGGTCCGTTTTCTTTAAATGCAAAAGACTACTCATGGAAAAAGAAAGAATGGGGTGCTGACGATGATAGTATCCAAGATGTTATTTTACAGACATCAAAATTAAGGGTTTATGATGGAGGTGTATACGATAATTTAGGTCTTGAGCCATTTTTTGACCAAAGTTCAGCTACAGCGAAAAAAGATGTGGAATTTATTATTTGTTCTGACGCAAGTGCACCTCTTCAGTTTGGGTTTACATATTGGAATTTAAATCCATGGAGATTGAAAAGAATAATGGATATTATTTCTGAGCAATCCAGAGCCTTGAGGGTCAGGACATTTGTAAAATATGTAATGCGTAATAATGGTGCTGGTTATTTTATTCATATTAATGATGTTAATTATAATAAAACGCTTCCTGATGGGAGAAGGATTTCTCATTACCCAACATCATTGAATAAATTTAATAGTGACGATTTTGATGCAATAGCTGGTATGGGTTATCAAATTTTGAAAGAAAAGATGACGTCCTTTTGAAGTGTGTTGTATGAATGGCCTCATAACTTAATTCAATTCCATTGCTGTGTGTTGTGCATAAAACTTGTGTTTATGAACATACCAGCAAACATTAACGAACTTGCCCGCGCTATTCGCAATATGGTACGCACCGGCACCGTGGTCGAAACCGATCTCAATGCCGGTCGCTGCCGTGTGCAGACCGGCGGCATTATTACCGACTGGCTCCAGTGGCTGACCCAGCGCGCCGGTCGTTCCCGTACATGGTGGGCTCCGTCTGTCGGTGAACAGGTGTTAATCCTTGCCGTCGGCGGCGAGCTTGATACCGCGTTTGTGCTGCCCGGTATTTTTTCCGATGAGAATCCCGCCCCGTCGGCCTCGGCGGATGCCCTGCATATTGCTTTCCCTGACGGCGCGGTTATTGAGTATGAACCCGAGACCAGCGCCCTGACCGTCAGCGGCATCAAAACCGCCGACGTCACAGCATCCGAGTCCCTCACCGCCACTGTGCCGGTAGTAACGGTCAAAGCCTCAACGCGCATCACGCTCGATACGCCGGAGGTGGTTTGTACAAACAAGCTCATCACCGGGTCGCTGGAAGTGCGGAGAGGTGGCACCCTGCGCGGCGACATCGAACACAGCGGCGGTGCGCTGTCATCTAACGGCAAAGTGCTGCATACCCACAAACACCCCGGCGACAGCGGCGGCACGACAGGAGCGCCACTATGACAGCCAGTTATATCGGTCTGAGCCGCAGCACCGGCGGGACAATCACCGACGCGGAACATATCAGCCAGAGCCTCAGCGATATCCTGCGAACGCCGGTCGGTTCGCGCGTGATGCGCCGGGATTATGGCTCGCTGTTATCCGCCATGATTGACCAGCCGCAGACCCCAGCGCTGGAGCTGCAAATCAAGGTCGCCTGTTATTTCGCGGTGCTCAAATGGGAGCCGCGCATCACCTTAAGCGCAGTGACCACGGAGCGTCAGCCTGATGGCCGCATGGTGGTCAGCCTGACCGGCGAGATTGCCAGCACTGGCGACGCCCTTTCGTTAACCATCCCTGTGAGCTAACACCATGCCGATTGTTGATTTAAGCCAGCTCCCCGCGCCGGATGTGGTTGAGGCGCTGGATTACGAGAGCATTCTCGCCGAGCGCAAGGCGACACTGGTTTCGCTGTTTCCGGCGGAGCAACAGGACGCGGTAGCCCGCACGCTGGCGCTGGAATCCGAGCCGCTGACCAAGTTTCTGGAAGAGAACGCCTACCGGGAGGTTATCTGGCGTCAGCGCGTCAACGAAGCCGCCCGCGCGGTGACGCTGGCAAGTGCTGAGGGGAGCGACCTTGATGTGATGGCCGCGAACAACAACACAGCGCGTCTGACCATCACCCCGGCAGACGATACCGCCATCCCGCCGGTGGCGGCGGTAATGGAGTCCGATGCCGATTTGCGCCTGCGCGCCCAGCAGGCGTTTGAGGGGCTGAGCGTGGCCGGTCCGGTCGGTGCCTATGAATACCACGGGCGCAGCGCCGACGGACGTGTCGCGGATATTTCTGTCGAAAGTCCGACACCGGCCTGTGTGACCATCACCGTGCTTGCCCGCGAGGGGGACGGCACCGCCACTGGTGACCTGCTGGCCGTGGTGGAAAAGGCGCTTAACGCCGAGGACGTGCGCCCGGTGGGCGACCGCGTGACGGTGCAGGCCGCTGAGATTGTGCCGTATGAAGTGGCCGCCACACTCTGGTTTTACCCTGGCCCCGAAGCGGAGCCCATTCGCGCCACGGCTGAGCAGAAACTGAAAGCCTATATCACCGCGCAGCACCGGCTGGGGCGTGACGTTCGCCGGTCTGCCATTTATGCCGCGCTGCATGTTGAAGGTGTCCAGCGCGTGGAGCTGAGCGCGCCGCCAGGCGACATCGTGCTCGGCAAACATCAGGCGTCTTACTGCACCGGGTACAGCATCACCGCCGGGGGGAATGATGAATAGTGACCGGCTGTTACCCGTCGGCTCGTCACCGCTGGAGGTGGCCGCCGCTGCCGCAGCGGCTGAAATTGCCCGCGTCCCGGTGCCGCTGCGTACCCTGTGGAATCCGCAGACCTGCCCGGTGGCGCTATTGCCCTATCTGGCGTGGGCGCTGTCTGTCGACCGGTGGGACGCTGACTGGCCGGAAGCCACGAAACGCCGGGTGATAGCGGCCTCGTTTTTTGTCCATCAGCACAAGGGCACCATCAGCGCCCTGCGTCGCGTGGTGGAGCCGCTCGGTTTTCTTATCGAGGTGCGCGAGTGGTGGGAGCTTAACGAGGAGCCAGGAACGTTTCGCCTGGTGGTGGGCGTGCTCGACGGCGGCATCACCGATGAGATGTATCAGGAACTGGAGCGGCTTATTGATGATGCCAAACCCGCCAGCCGTCACCTGACCGGGCTTGCCATCAGTCTGAGCACATCGGGCGAGTGTTACGTCGACGCGGGAAGCTATGCCGGAGACACGCTGGTCGTTTATCCGTATTTACCTGAGGACATCACCGGCGGCGGGGAATATTTCCCGGCCTCGGCCATTCATTTTATCGACAACGTGAGAGTAAGCGCATGACCGCGAAATTCTTTGCCATTCTGACCAACCAGGGCGCGGCACTGCTGGCAAACGCCACCGCGCTCGGGACTAAGCTCAATATCACGCAAATGGCCGTGGGCGATGGCAACGGCACCTTGCCGACGCCGGACGCCACGCAAACGAAGCTGGTTAACCAGAAACGCATCGCCCCGCTGAATATGCTGAGCGTTGACGCCAGCAATACCAGCCAGATTATTGCCGAGCAGGTTATCCCCGAAAACGAGGGCGGTTTCTGGATCCGGGAAATCGGGTTGTATGACGATAACGGCGTGTTAATTGCGGTCGCCAACTGCCCGGAAACCTACAAGCCGCAGTTGCAGGAGGGGAGCGGGCGCACCCAGACCATCCGCATGGTGCTGATAGTCTCCTCGACCGCTGCCGTCACACTGAAAATCGACCCGTCGGTTGTACTGGCGACGCGTCAGTATGCCGATGACAAGGCTATCGAGGTGAAAAACTATACCGATAACCTGATGAAACAACATGTTGCCGACACCAACCCGCATAAGCAGTATGCGCCGGTTGCCAGCCCGGTATTCACCGGTACACCGAAAGCGCCGACGGCGGCACAGGCATCAAACGACACCCAACTCGCTAATACGGCGTTTGTTCAGGCAGCCATTGCCGCACTGGTTTCCGGGGAGCTGGCAAAAAAACAGCCGCTTGATAAAACGCTGACTGATTTGTCGGGGAAGAGTGCTGCTGCAATTCTGGAATACCTCGGTTTGGGAAACTTAAAATATGGTGCGCCAATGATCGGCGAACTGGTTCACTGGCCGCGCTCGGAAATGCCCCAGGAAATCTGGACTGATTGCGGAATGGAATTTATTCCATACATGGGGCAGTCATTCGATGCTGTCAAATATCCTCTTCTGGCGCAGCTGCACCCAACCAACAAACTGCCAGCTGACATGCGCGGCTATGTTCCCCGTGGGTGGGATAATGCGCGGGGTATCGACATCGCACGCGTTTTAATGTCTTCACAAGAAGATGCGATCCGCAACATCGTTGGGACATGGTCCCCCATTACCGGTGGCTATTACGAGAATGGATTTGGTGGCGCAGTGACGAAGAATACAGGCAGTCAATACCCGCAGATAGCGACCAGCACAGGCACGATAACTAACGGGTTAAAGTTTGATGCATCTTTGTATGTCCCCACCGCATCAGAGAACCGGGTTAGAAACGTCGCATGGAATATGATTGTGAGGGCTAAATAATGGCTGGTTTATTCGATAAAAACGGCAATGCTACAGAGACGCACATTGCTACGGTGAGTGGTTTTGACCCTGTCACTGGCGAGCATATCGCAACCTACGAAGTGCGTATTTTCGCCGGTACCGGAATCCCCGGATTTTCAACATTGTCACTGGCTCCGGCAAAAGAATCAGGATACGCCTACTGCTGGAATGGCTCATCCTGGGAAAAGGTTATTGACCTGCGAAATTCGATAGCTTACGAAAAATCTACTGGCACCCAGGTAACTGTTAAAACTCTTGGCCACCTTGATGACAGTCTAACAGTTATCCCCCCCTCCACCGATTACGATACATGGAATGGCTCCGCCTGGGAGACAGACAAAGACGCTCAAAATGCAGCCACCATTGCTACAGCTCAATTGACTCGTTCAGCCCTGCTGACAACAGCAAATGCAGAAATTTCATGGCGGCAGGATGCGGTTGATACAGAGGTTGCAACGGATAAAGAAACCTCAGAATTATCAGAATGGAAAAAATACCGCGTGCTGTTGATGCGTGTTGATACAACAGCACCGGTATGGCCTATCCGGCCGGATGTGTAGTGGCTTCAGGTGCTGGTGGGAAATCAGCAGCAACTGGCATCCCGTATTCGTCCGCAATAATTTGCTGTCCTGCAAACTGTGCGGCCAGTAGTTCTAGCCACAATTTATCAGTAATTTCTACACTCTCAAGTGCTGGCCTGGTCGCATAAAACCCAGGTGGCTGCCGCCAGGGCTAAGTGCAAGACAGGGGGAAGACGCCCGAAATTCACAACCGAGCAATGGGCTCAGACGGGTAGGCTTATCGCTGCCGGTGAATCCCGGCAAAAGTTGCTATTATTTTTTACGCCTGTGTTTTTCGATGCGAATATTTTTGCCGCGCTACAGTGTGTGAGCCGCTTTACTCAAATACCGGTAGCCACTCTTTTCGCCAGAAGCGGGGCTTCCCTTCTCCAGTGCTTAAAAAGTTGTTGTATCCCTGCCCCAACGCCAATAAATAGCCCCGCACCCGCGCAGCCTGGAAAATACACTCACCCCAACACCACGGAGTTAAACGGATGAGTGATTTTCATCATGGTGTGCAGGTCGTCGAAATTAACGACGGCACACGCGTCATTTCCACCGTCTCGACCGCCATTGTCGGCATGGTCTGCACCGCCAGCGATGCCGATGCCGCGACCTTTCCCCTTAACGAGCCGGTACTGATTACCAGCGTGCAAAGCGCCATCGCAAAGGCCGGTAAAAAAGGCACGCTGGAAGCGTCCTTACAGGCTATTGCTGACCAGGCAAAACCGGTGATTGTCGTTGTGCGTGTCGCGGAGGGCACCGGTGATGATGAAGAGGAGGCGCTCGCGCAGACGATCTCCAACATCATCGGCACCACGGACGAGAACGGCAAATACACCGGCCTCAAGGCACTGCTCACCGCCGAAGCCGTCACCGGCGTGAAGCCGCGCATTCTCGGTGTGCCGGGCTTTGACACGCTGGAAGTGGCGACCGCACTTGCACCGATTTGTCAGAAGCTGCGTGCGTTCGGCTACGTCAGTGCGTGGGGCTGCAAAACGGTTTCTGATGCCATCAAGTACCGCGACAATTTCAGCCAGCGTGAATTAATGGTTATCTGGCCGGATTTTCTCGCCTGGGACACCGTGAAAAATGCAACCACCACGGCATACGCCACCGCCCGCGCGCTCGGTCTTCGCGCCTACATCGACCAGTCGGTCGGCTGGCATAAAACCCTGTCTAACGTCGGCGTCAATGGCGTGACCGGCATCAGTGCGTCGGTGTTCTGGGATTTGCAGGAGCCCGGCACCGATGCGGATTTGCTTAACGAGGCGGGCGTCACAACGCTGATTCGCAAGGATGGCTTTCGTTTCTGGGGTAACCGCACCTGTTCGGATGACCCGTTATTCCTGTTTGAGAATTACACCCGCACCGCGCAGGTTATCGCCGACACGATGGCCGCCGCGCACATGTGGGCGGTCGACAAGCCCATCACCGCGACGCTTATCCGCGATATCGTCGACGGCATCAACGCCAAATTCCGCGAGCTAAAAACCAACGGTTACATCGTCGATGCGACCTGCTGGTTTGACGAAGAAGCCAACGACAAAGAGACCCTGAAAGCCGGAAAACTGTATATCGATTATGACTATACGCCGGTTCCCCCACTGGAAAACCTGACCTTACGCCAGCGCATCACCGATAAATATCTGGCGACGCTGGTTTCCTCGGTCAACAGCAAATAAGGAGCCTGACTAAATGGCAATGCCGCGCAAGCTCAAATACATGAATGTGTTCCTGAATGGCTACAGCTATCAGGGAGTCGCCAAATCCATCACCCTGCCGAAGCTGACCCGCAAGCTGGAGAACTATCGCGGCGCGGGGATGAACGGCGTCGCGCCCATCGATATGGGGCTCGATGATGATGCCCTGTCGATGGAATGGTCGCTCGGCGGTTTCCCCGATTCCGCTATCTGGGAGCTGTACGGCGCAACCGGCGTCGATGCCGTGCCGATTCGTTTTGCGGGCTCCTACCAGCGCGACGACACCGGCGAAACGGTCGCCGTTGAGGTGGTCATGCGTGGCCGCCAGAAAGAGATCGACACCGGCGAAGGTAAACAGGGCGAAGACAGCGAATCCAAAATCTCGGTTATCTGCACGTACTTCAAACTGACGATGGACGGTAAAGAGCTGGTTGAAATCGACACGCTCAACATGATTGAGAAAGTGAACGGCACCGACCGGCTGGAACAGCACCGCCGCAATATCGGCCTGTAATTTTTCACCCGGTCAGCGAGGCTGGCCGGTTAACCCCATTCCCGATTAAGAAGAGAACACCATGACGAACGAAAACGTGATCACCCTGGAAAACCCCGTCAAACGCGGCGAGCAGGTCATCGACCAGATTACGCTGATGAAACCCAACGCCGGTACGCTGCGCGGTGTCAGCCTGGCCTCGGTGGCAAACTCTGACGTCGACGCGCTGATTAAAGTGCTGCCACGCGTGACTGCGCCGTCACTGACCGAGCAGGAAGTCGCCGCGCTTGAATTACCTGACCTTGTGGCGCTGGCCGGTAAGGTGATTGGTTTTTTGTCGCCGAATTCGGCGCAGTAAACTTCCAGCCCGACCTGTCAGTCGATGACCTGATGGCGGATATCGCGGTGATTTTTCACTGGCCGCCATCGGAGTTATTTCCCCTGAGCCTGACCGAGCTCGTTACATGGCGCGAAAAAGCGCTCCAGCGAAGCGGAAACACCAATGAGTGATGTGAAATTACAGGTATTGCTCAGGGCTGTTGACCAGGCGACCCGCCCGTTAAAATCCATCGAAAAGGCCAGCAAAACGCTGGCCGGCGATATCCGGGCGACGCAAACCACATTACGTGAACTCAACAGCCAGGCATCCAGAATCGAGGGGTTTCGCAAGACCAGCGCACAGCTTGCCGTGACCAGCCAGTCGCTGGCGAAAGCGAAACAGGAAGCCGCCGCGCTGGCCGTGGCGTTTAAACAGACCGAAAACCCGACCCGCGCACAGGCCGCCGCAATGGAAGCCGCGCGCAAAAATGCCGCCGCGCTCCAGCTCAGACATAACAGTCTGCGTGAAGCGGTACAGCGTACACGGCAGGAACTCAGCCAGGCGGGCATCAACACGCGCACGCTGGCCGCTGATGAGCGCCGCCTGAAAACCAGTATTGGTGAAACCACCTCGCAACTTAACCGGCAGCGCGAGGCGCTGGCGCGCGTCAGTGCGCAACAGGCCAAACTGAGCGCGGTTAAGCAGCGCTATCAGGCGGGAAAAGCGCTCGCCGGTCAATCGGCGGCGGTCGGCGCTGCCGGTGTCGGGATTGCCACGACCGCCACACTGGCCGGTGCGGCACTGTTAAAGCCGGGATTTGATTTTGCGCAGAAAAACTCTGAGCTCCAGGCGACGTTAGGTGTAGCCAAAGACTCGGCAGAAATGACCGCCCTGCGTAAACAGGCGCGCCAGCTCGGCGATAATACTGCCGCCTCGGCTGATGATGCCGCCGGGGCGCAAATCATCATTGCCAAAGCGGGCGGCGATGCGGCTGCCATTCAGGCCGCGACCCCCGTCACACTCAATATGTCGCTCGCCAACCGGCAGACGATGGAGGAGAACGCAAAATTACTCCTGGGGACGAAAAGCGCCTTTCAGCTATCCAATGACAAAGTGGGTCACATCGGGGATGTCCTGTCAGCCACGATGAATAAATCTGCCGCCGATTTTCAGGGGCTCAGTGACGCCATGACGTATCTGGCGCCCGTTGCCCGCGCGGCGGGGGTAAGCCTCGAAGAAGCGGCCGCGATGACCGGTGTTCTGCACGATAACAACATCACCGGGTCAATGGCCGGGACGGGCAGCTCGGCGGTTGTCAGTCGTTTACAGGCTCCCACCGGGCAGGCGTTCACCGCCCTGAAAGAGCTTGGCATTAAGACGTCCGACAGCAAAGGCAACATGCGGCCTGTCTTCACCATCCTGAAAGAAATCAGCGCCAGCTTTGCGAAGCACAAGCTGGGTAACGCCCAGCAGGGCGAATACCTGAAAACCATTTTTGGTGAGGAGGCGCTGAAATCCGCCAACGCCCTGTTGCAGGGTGCGGCATCCGGCAGACTCGACGCGCTGACAGCGGCGTTAAAGGCGTCCGATGGCAAGACCGAGGAACTGGTTAAAGTCATGCAGGACAACCTCGGCGGCGACTTCAAAGAATTCCAGTCAGCTTATGAGGCGGTCGGTACTGACCTTTTTGACCAGCAGGAATCCTCCCTTCGCAAACTGGTGCAAACCGCTACCGGGTATGTGCTCAAGCTCGACGGCTGGATCCAGAAAAACAAAGGGCTGGCGCAGACGCTCACCACCATTGCGGCGGTGGCCGTCGGGATTATCGGGGTTGTTGGCGCAATCGGTCTGGTGGCGTTCCCGGTTATCAGCGGTATCAACGCCATCATTGCGATTGCCGGGGTGCTCGGCACTGTCTTCAGCGTCGTGGGTGGCGCGATCATGACGGTACTCGGCGCGCTCACCTGGCCGATTGTCGCGATTGGCGTCGCCATCGTCGCCGGGGCATTGCTGATTCGTAAATACTGGGAGCCCATTTCGGCATTTTTTGAAGGCGTGATTGAAGGGCTTAAGGCGGCGTTTGCGCCGGTCGGGGAACTGTTCTCACCACTGAAACCGATGTTTGACTGGCTGGGGGAAAAGCTCAAAGCCGCATGGGACTGGTTTACGAATCTGCTTGAGCCGGTGAAATCGTCTCAGGAGCAACTCAACGCCTGTAAAGATGCCGGGATGCGATTCGGCCAGGGTCTGGCTGATGCGCTGATGTTTCCGCTTAAAGCGTTCAACAAACTGCGCGCGGGGATTGAGTGGGTACTGGAAAAACTCGGCGTCATTAACAAGGAATCGGGCGACCTCGATAAAACGGCGGAAAAAGCCGGTGCCGCGCAAGCCGGTGCAACGCAAAACCCGTCAATCAGTAATGGCGGGTATATACCTGCAACCAGCACGTACGGCGGCTATCAGTCGTATCAGCCTGTTACCGCTCCCGGTGCCGGGAACGCGTACACCGACAACCGGCAGAGCCATTACAACATCACACTGAATAACGGTGGTGCGCCGGGCGGCGACCTCGGGCGTCAGTTGCAGGATGCCGTTGAGAAAGCCGACCGGGACAAACGCGCCCGCGAACGGGCGAACATGCGTACTGACGGATAAGGAACCACTGAAATGATGCTTGCACTTGGCTTTTTCGTTTTTATGCGTCAGACGCTGCCTTTTCAGAGCATGCAGCGCGACGCGGAATACCGCTGGCCGTCAAACAACCGCGTCGGCAAACGCGACGCCTTTCAGTTTCTCGGCGTTGGCGAGGAGAAAATCACGCTCAGCGGCGAGCTGTTCCCGGAACTCACCGGCGGGCATCTGACGCTGACCGCGCTGCGCCTGATGGCGGAGGAGGGGCGCGCCTGGCCGTTACTGGCAGGGACTGGCCTGATTTACGGGATGTACGTTATCAACAGCATCAGCGAGACCGGCACCGAGTTTTTTGCCGACGGCTCGCCCCGCAAAATCACCTTTACCATGACACTGACCCGTGTCGATGAGTCGCTCGCGGCGGTGTATGGCGACCTGAATAAACAGGCCGACAGCCTGGTCGGTAAGGCGAAAGAAGCCGTCACGAAATTAACGTCAAGCCTGGGGTTCTGATGGCAGAGATACTGTACAGCGAAGCGGGGAGCTCGCTCACCCCCGCGTTTATGCTGAAAATTGACAGCAAAGATATTACCGGCAATATCAGCGACCGCCTGATTAGCCTGACCATGACCGATAACCGGGGGTTTGAAGCCGACCAGCTCGATATCGAGCTCAACGACGCCGACGGGCGTGTCGTCCTGCCGGTGCGCGGGGCGGTGCTGACGCTGTTTCTTGGGTGGAAAGGTTCTGCGCTTATTGGTAAGGGCAGTTTCACCGTGGATGAGGTTGAACACCGTGGCGCGCCTGATACCGTGACCATCCGGGCACGGAGCGCCGATTTTCGTGGCTCCCTGAATTCCCGACGCGAGGAGTCATGGCACGATAAAACGCTCGGCATGATTGTCGAGACCATCGCGACACGCAACAAACTGACGGCGGCCATTGCGCCGGAGCTCGCAAAAATCGTTATTCCGCATATCGACCAGTCGCAGGAATCCGACGCCAAATTCCTGACCCGGCTTGCCGACCGGAACGGCGGCGAGGTGTCTGTCAAAGCGGGGAAACTGCTGTTTCTCAAACCGGGCAATGCGGTCAGCGCCAGCGGTAAACCCATCCCACAGGCGACCATTATCCGCAGCGACGGCGACCGGCACCTGTTCGCGATTGCTGACCGGGGCGCTTACACCGGCGTTACCGCGCAATGGCTGCATACCAAAGAACCGAAGCCAAAAAAGGTGAAAGTGAAGCGCAAGCCAAAGGTGCAGCACCTGCGCGCCCTGCAACACCCGAAAGCCAAAGCTGCGAAAAAGAAAGAGGCCAAAGTCCTGGAGGCGCGCGAGGGTGAATACATGGCCGGTGAGGCTGATAACGTATTCGCACTAACCACGGTCTATTCAACAAAAGCCCAGGCAATGCGCGCGGCTAAAGCGAAGTGGGACAAATTACAGCGCGGCGTGGCTGAGTTCTCGATAAATCTGGCCGTCGGGCGCGCCGATCTCTACCCGGAAACGCCGGTGAAAGTCTCAGGGTTTAAGAGCATTATCGATGAGCAGGCATGGATAATTACCAAAGTGACTCACGCGCTCAGCAACAACGGCTATACGACGGTCTTAGAACTGGAGGTGAAACTTTCTGATGTTGAGTATGATGCGGAGTCCGACGACGATGAAGTGATAGATGATGTCTCGCATTAAGTGAATTTCTGTAATTCTCATTATGCGAATTTTTAGATATAATGAATTCTCTTTTAGAGAAATTCGAGGCGATCATGTTCCATTGTCCACAATGCAAGCATGCTGCGCATGCACGTACAAGCCGCTATCTAAGCGAGAACACAAAAGAACGCTATCACCAATGCACCAATATCAATTGCAGTTGTACCTTTGTGACAATGGAATCAATAGAGCGCTACATTGTGACGCCGGGCAAAATTGATCCTGCGCCACCCCATCCAAATCAAACCGGACAACGTCAGTTATGGTTCTAA